TATCCTTTCATTAGGTCGGTTAGTGATACGCGGGTGACTTGATTAGCGGGGCGGGTGTATTCCCAATTATCGCCCGAAATCATTGAGCATAGTTTCTTTCTAATCGCCTTACATAACTCGAAAGCGAAAGAGGATTTCCAGTTTTCAGACTCGCAAGCCTGATACTCATAGCAAGCGAGAGCGCCTAGCGCCTCAGCGATAGTCGCCTGATCTGAATAAATAGGTCGGAAAGCCTGAGCCTCGCGCCCCTCCCAAAACTCGTTAGCGTCATTAGGGTATCTAGCCCATAGGCTCGCCTGATTTTCTAGGCGTAGTTCCTCCTTAATTAGAAAAGAGGAGCGGTCGCCGTAATAGTTCCCGCCCCTCTCAAATTGAAGATTCCCTCTAGGTGGCAGAACTTCATCTCCCACATAGACCCAAAGTTCCTCCCTGCCCCAACCTGCCACGCTAGCCAATAGGTCTAGCGTGTCTTCGCTTACCATAAACGCGGACATAATTTCCCTTTCTTGTTGTTGTTGCTAGGTCTAGCGACCTACCACAAGGGAGAGGATACACGCCCTCTCCCCCATAGTAAAGCGCTAGGCGAGGCTCTTCCGGTAAATTCCTAGCCCTCCCTCCTCCTTGATGGTCTGCCTAGCCGTAGATAGTGCGCTCTTTTTAGTGTGAAAGAGATAGGCGCACCGGCCTAGATAGGTGCTACCTTGCCACGCCGTCACCTCCCACGCTCCCGCTATTTCGCCGGTCTTTATTCTTTCCGCGTTTAGTTCTATCCTCATTAGATAACCTCCGTTAGTGTTTCGGATTCTTGGACATCTTCGGAGGCGTTTTCGAGATCGAAACCCTCCCCCTCATAGTCTTTCGCGGTTTGGAATCCATACGCCACAAAGAACTTGGCGAGAGCCTCCGCCTCGCTTGTTGCCTCTACCGAATAACTCTCTCCGCTTAGTATGGTGTAAGTAGTTTTCTCGCTCATTAGTTGCTTTCCCTTTCGTTAGTTGTGGAGGCTAGAACCTCCCCACCGGCTAGGGTATCTCTCCCCTAGCCGATAGGCAAGCACTAGGCGGGTTGAGTATCAGAAACCCCGCAAGCCTTCAAGAATCGGGCGCGGTTGAATCTTGGGTTTTCTGCCTCGAATTCGTCGGCGAGGGTTTCGGCTATGTCTGCCCCTATTGTTTCGTTAATGTCCACCATTTGAGCGAAACCGGCAAACACTCCGGCTATGAGTTCATAGTCTTTTCTTGTCATTTCTTTACCCCTTTTCGGTTCTTTCGGCATTGTTGCCGATAGGCGAAAACTACGCGCCTCTACCCCATTACGCAACTCTAAACCGGCGTGTCGTGAAAGAAATTTACCCGCGTTCGGGCGTGTCGCAAGTCTAGAGTTCAGGTTGAGAGTTGGTTGAAAGTTCAACTATCTAGGGGAATCGGGCTAAGTTACCGGAGAGTAACTTAAGATCGTAAGTTACCGACAAGGTGGGCGCGGTAACTTATTAAGTGGGCAGGGTAAAAGAATTAAGGGGAAGGCAGGAGGCGCTAGAACTGCCTGAGGGGGAATCGCCCTCGCTCTCTCCCCCTATCGGGCTCGTTTCGCTTTGGTCTTCGGGGCGATAGCCCCACATAGCCAGGGGGCGACCCCAGGTTGTTAAAAATGGGGGCGCTATCGCGTATGGACCCCAACAAAATATCTCTCCTAAACGAGATCTATTTGCCCTATTTATATACCTATTTAAGTGATTCGCATCACAAAGATGCGAAATCACCTATTTTTCGTGCCTTATATATAGTAGGGGAGTAAAACGGACCAGCCGTAGTTTTACTCCCACTAAGGGCCGCTCCGCTGGCGCTACGGCGGCCCCTAACGATTACCCTCGCATCCTTCGCACCGCGCTTCAGGCGCGGCTCAGGATGTCCGTCGCAGCGCGTCCTGCAACCAGCGCTGCTCTATACGGGAGTTGGGGCTTTTAGTGGGGATAGTTCTATCATTTTCTAAATGATCCATATTTCTACCCAATTAAGGAATTTATAATGGGAGCAACCCCAAAGCAAAAGCAGGAATCTGAGAAAGCCAAGAAGGCAATTCTCTCGGCTTTAGCCGAGGGTATGACCGTAGAACAGGCTTGTAAAGTTGCCGGTCGTACCTTAAAGTCCTATGAGTACTACCGTGCTAAAGACCCAGTATTCCGCTCCCTAGCAGATAGAACTAGGCTAGGCTCAGTAGAGAAAAACTTTACAGAAGAAACTGCTAAAGGTTTAGATTTTGTCACTTGGCGATCTAAGTACCTAAAGCAAGAGACCTTCCCACATCAGAAGAATCTGATAGACGTCATAGAAGGTAGAGACCCAGGTTGGTTCCACCCATCTATGAAGTACGAAAAGGGTGTTGCTGATAACCGCATCCTAGTCAACATCCCACCGAATCACGCCAAGAGCATTACGGTCACCGTAGACTACGTAACCTACAAGGTAGTCAACAACCCCAACTTTAGAGTTCTAATAGTTTCCCAAACCCAGCGTCTGGCAGCAGACTTCCTTTATGCTATAAAGCAGCGACTGACGCACCCAATGTACGAAGAACTACAGCAGGCTTACGCCGCTGGGGTTGGGTTCAATACTAAGACTGCCTCCTGGCAGGCTACCCGCGTCACCTTCGGTGATGAACTCCGCGAGTCATCTGAGAAGGACCCCAACCTAGAGGCTGTAGGTATCGGCGGTCAGATTTACGGTAAGCGTGCAGATATGATTATCGTAGATGACGCAGTAACTTTATCTAACGCTAATGACTTTGAAAAGCAGATTAAGTGGCTCCAGCAGGATGTTAGATCTCGTCTTAACCCTACCGGTAAGTTAATCGTAGTAGGTACCCGAGTTGCCGCTGTAGACTTATACAAAGAACTTAGAAGTCCAGATCGCTACCCAGGTGGCGAGGTTCCTTGGACATATCTGGCTATGCCAGCCTTACTTGAAACCAACGAAGACCCCGAGAAATGGGTTACACTATGGCCTTATTCAGACCAACCATTCGATGGGCAGACAGATGAGCATAAAACGCAAGAAGGTTTATACCCCCGTTGGAACGGTAAGCACCTTTATGCAGAGCGCCAAGCAATGGATGCGTCAACGTGGGCGCTTATCTATCAGCAGCAAGATATTTCAGATGACGCCATCTTTGACCCGATTTGCGTTAAAGGTAGCATTGACGCGATGCGGCGCTCGGGCCGCTTGGTCCCTGGACACCCAGGACATCCTCGTGACCTTAATGGCTTTTCTTTTGTCTGTGGCCTCGATCCTGCAATGGTCGGTGACACTGCCGCTATCTGTTATGCTGTTGATAGGGTTACTCATAAGAGATATATCGTTGATGCTCTCAAGATTACGCGTCCAACGCCTGCTCAGATTAGACAACTCATCATTGATTGGACCAACCTCTATACCCCGTCAGAATGGGTTGTAGAGCGCAATGCGTTCCAGTCCTTCTTAACTCAAGATGAAGGAATCAGATATTTCCTCGCATCCAAAGGAACCGTCCTTAGAGAGCATCACACCGGAAATAATAAGTGGGATGCAGGATTCGGCGTTGCTTCGATGTCGACTCTATTTGGTACTAAACAGCAGGACGGCAAGCATCATAGAGATAATCTCATCCATCTCCCGTCGGACCAGACGGAGAACATAAAGGCTTTAATAGAACAACTTATCACTTGGTCACCAACGACTAAGGGTAAGACAGATATGGTGATGGCCCTTTGGTTCTGTGAAATCAAAGCAAGAGAATGGCTCAACACTGGAATCCACCAAGCCCATCATCTAAAAAATCCGTTTTTGTCTCGCTATGAACGAGGCAAGAGAATGGTCGTTAATATCGATCAATTATTACAAGAACAAGAGAGGCAGTTTATCTAATGGCAAAAGCCAAGAAACCAAAAACCGATACAACTGCTGCCCTTAAAAAATCTGGGGCTGCAAAACTTGCCAAAATAGGTAAGACTACCTCTGTTGCTCACATTGATTATGGTGTTAGGCACGGCAAGATAACCGTAAAAGAAGCAGCAGCCTTGGACCCAAAGAATTTTAAGTATTTATTAGAAGACAAAAAAGTTATTTCATCTGTCACTATTAACCTTAAGACAGGTAAAATTAGTGGTGGTACTGGCGGTATGTTCGGAATTAAGAATCGATAGGAATTAAATGTTAAACACCAAAGAGATTATCGCTAAGGTAGCGCGTATGCAGTCTAAGTACGCTGCCCGCGATCAGCGTATGCGCGATGTGCTTTCGGTGCGCCAAGGAGATATCTCCAAGGTGTACCCAGCGATGTTCTCTGAGGAATACCCAAAGCCTCTAGTTGCTAACTTCATTGATGTAGCAGCAAGAGACCTAGCAGAAGCAATGGCACCACTGCCATCGTTTAACTGCGCTGCAACCAATATGGTTTCAGACTCTGCTCGCAAGGCTGCAGATACTAGAACTAGAATCGCTAACTACTACGTCTCCTCATCTGAACTACAAATCCAGATGTATCAGGGAGCCGACTGGTTTAACACCTACGGTATGTTGCCATCTATCGTTGAGATGGATTATGAGACAAACAATCCTCGTATCCGCTTGCTAAATCCTTTTGGAGTCTATCCAGAGATTGATAGATTCGGTCGCTGTATCTCACTTACTCAAGTAGTAAATACCGATGCAGAGACTCTAGCAATGCAATATCCAGAGTTCTACAATCAGATTGTTGCAAAGAATCAATACGCATCAGGTTCTCCATATATCACAATGGTCCGTTACCACGACAAAGACCAGGATATGATTTATGTTCCTGATCGTAACAACTTAGTTTTATCTAACTTACCTAACCCCGTTGGTAAGTGTTTAGCACGCGTTGCCGTCCGTTCCTCTCTTGACGGTGAAGCACGCGGTCAGTTTGATGATGTTCTAGCGGTGCAGTTGGCACGCGCTCGATTTGCAGTTCTGCAAATACAGGCAGCAGAGAAATCGATTCAAGCCCCTATTGCTATTCCACAAGATGTGCAAGAACTCGCGCTTGGACCTGATTCGATTATGCGCTCTGCTAATCCACAGGCGATTCGCCGTGTACCGCTAGAACTTCCTCCTGGCGTATTCGCTGAATCTGGTGTACTAGAGCGAGAGTTACGACTCGGCGCTCGTTATCCAGAGACAAGAAGCGGAAATCTAGATGCTTCAATCATTACCGGTCGTGGCGTACAAGCGCTACAGGCTGGCTTTGATACTCAGATTCGTGCAGCACAAGCACAGTTCGCTCGTCTATTTACCGAACTTGTATCTGTTTGCTTTGAGGTAGATGAAAGAATCTTTGGTTCTATGACCAAGGAAATCAAGGGTACTGATGATGGTACTCCATTTAATATGAAGTATGTACCAAGCCGTCAGATTAACGGTGAGTATGGTGTAGATGTCCGCTATGGAATTATGTCCGGTATGGATCCTAACCGTGCAATCATTGCACTACTTCAGATGCGAAGCGACAAACTTGTATCGCGTGATTATGTACGCCGTGAGATTCCAATGGAGTTAAATGTTACTCAAGAAGAACAACGTGTGGACATTGAAGAGATGCGTGATTCTCTTCGCGTTGCTGTTGCTCAGTATGCTCAGGCTATCCCCTCGATGGCAGCACAAGGCGCAGATCCTTCACTCATTGTTTCAAGAATCGCTGAGGTTATCAAGGGTCGTCAAAAAGGTAAGCAACTAGAGACCATCGTAGAAGAAGTATTCGCCCCAGAGCCTCAACCTGAAGTTCCGATGACGGGCGAAGAAGTTCCAGCGGCAGGAATGGCCCCAGCCCCTGCCTCGCAGCCAACTCCAGAAATGATGGCTGGTGCGGCCCCTGCTGCTGGCGCTCGTCCCGACATCGCAAGTCTACTTGCACAAATTGCAGGCTAGGAGGTGGATAAATGAAAAAAGGCGGTCGCGCAAAGGCTCCAATGGCAAAGCCAGTTGAGGGCAAGAAGGATATGAAGAAGCCAGGAGGCAAAGTCGAATTTGGCTATGCTGGCAAGGCACGTAAAGGCAAGAAGGCTTAAGTAAAGGCTAACGAGAGGACAGAGCGTGGATAAGAAACCAGATTACATACCTCGCTCTGTTCGTCTCGCCGATATCTTTGTTTTATTCGCAGGTTTGTTTCACAACATTATGAGCGCAGTTCACGTATTTGCAGAAGAAGTTTTAGATTTAGCAACATATAACGCAATTAGAAAGAACCAAGTAAATCAGGCTTGGGAACAATTTACAGTAGATTTAGAGACGATGGAGGACCCAAATGGCTAGAGGACCACTCGCAGGTGCTGCCGGTCCAGGCAAGTTCTCCAAGAGAACAGATATGGATTTAGGTTCAATCGCATACGGTGAAGGTGTAGAAACTGCTGCCATTAAGTCAGGCGCACCGCTTGCTAAGACTCCAGATGTTCGTGGCGCTAGAGCAAGTGATGTTCGCGCCGCTGCAGCACAGGCTCCAGTAACTCCATTATACGCACCATCAGAGAGACCAGATGAGCCAATCACAACTGGTATTCCAATGGGACCAGGTGCAGGTCCAGAAGTTTTAGGTATTAACAACAACATTGATACAGAAGAAGATAAGGCTCGTATGGTTTCTTATCTTCCAGCGTTAGAAGTTTTAGCAGCATCACCAGATTCGTCTCAGGCGTTTCGTAACTACGTTAGGCAAATCAGGGCCAATCTTCTATGAGTGATAGAGAAATCGCGCAGAGGATTTATTCTGACAAGTTAAAGTCTAAGAATCCATCTGCATTCGACACAATGGGTGCATTCAACGCTATGTACAATAGCGATGCTCGCAAGCCCGTATCTTTGGCAGCACCTGCTGACTTCGGTCGCTCGTTGCCGCCACAAGACCGTGCTCAAGCCCAGGATATGTTTTATCGCCAACAGCAAGTTAAGGAAACCGAAAAGGGTCCTGGCTTCTGGGGAAAACTATTTGCTGGTATGGAGAAGGCTTACAACCTGTCAGCGCAAGCAGTTACCTTTGGCCTACAACTAAGAGATGTAAATAATCCGCTATACCAGGGCAACTTTAGACCAGAGGCTGTTCGTGAATCTTGGGATAAAGCCCGCGAGATTACTCCAGGTAGAGCGTTAATTGCTACTGTAATTGGTCAGCCAATAAATCTTTTTGAAGATGCTCTTAACGCTGCCACAATGGGCAGAACTAGAAACAAGACAGAGAAGTTCATCAAGGACCATCTGTTATTTGCTGCTAATGATTTCAATATCTACGACAAGAATCAGGCAGAAGAAGCATTCCGTGAGCAGACCTATGGTCGTTTCTCATCTTGGGGAACAGATGTAGTTGCTCGTTTTGTTATCGACCCAACCATTATCGCTGGTAAGGGTTATCAAGCAGCCCGCGCTGCTCGACTTGCAGTAGAGGGAACTCAAGAACTCAAGGCAGTTCTAGCAGGCGAGAAGGTTGGTCGTAGAGCAGAACGTATCAAGGCTACGCTACAAGACTTCGTTGAGAAGACAGATGATATGAACGTCACTGATCTTATCCGAGTCAAGTCTATTCGTGAATCTGCTGCCCCTGCAGCATTCGCAGACCTAATGGCTAAGGCCAACAAGATTGAAGATGTTACCGCTAGACATCAGGCTAAGACCGATATTGTCCAGTGGGCAATGGGTGATACCGATGCAGCAATGCGTTTGCTTCAGACGAATGCAAACATTGCCGCAGACATCGCAAACCTACAAGATGAAATCGTAGGTGCTAAGTTTTTTGGCGCCGGAATTGATAAGACCACAGGCCAATACACAATGGACTTGGTAAACCAGGGCGATAATCTTGAGAAGAACATTGCAACTGTGGCCCAGTATGAGGCAGATCTAGCCGCTAATTTCCAGAAATTAAATACCTCTAGCATTCTTAACCCAAATGTTATTCCAAGCGTTGATAAGATGGCATCGATTCGATCTTACTTTGCTAGTGGAGAAGATATATTAGGGACTGGTAAAAGTTTTATTGACCTACGTGCTGGCGCTGCAAGCGTTCCAGTTCGCTTTTTGTCAGGCTTCTTTTACAAGCGCCCCAAGGGTTGGATTGATTTTACAGATAACCAATCAGTTCAGACCGTTGACAATATGCTCAACCGAGTTCGTGGTGTATCTGACAAGCAGATTGGTGTTTACCAAGCCAAGATTCGCCAACTAACAGATGATGTCGAAAAGATTACCGATGAGACTAAGAAAAAGATTCTTAACTCTCAAATTAAGTCTTACGAAGATGCTATTGAACGTTCTAAATTTACGGTAGAGCGCAAGAATCAACTACTTGAGAAGTATGTTATGGCTACTGACGATGTTGCTAGAGCCAGGGCTTATCAGGAAATCGAAGATGAGTTGTTTGTAACCATCGCTCGCCAGATGGGTTTTACGAATCAAGCCGATGTTCGCTCTGCTTTAAGTAAGTTTACTGGTGCTAGAGATCGCGCTAGGAATCTAATCCGCGAGCGAGCCTATACAGGTGCTATCGATCCAGTAACAGGTGGTCCAGTAGGTGGCAAGATAACACCTATTGAGGGTCTTGATGGAACTAACTATGTAATTCCACTACCTTTAACTGAGGCTCAGTTGGTAAAGCAATTACCAACCCTAGATGTTGACGCTATGTATGGCGCTTTAACTAAGGCAACTCGTGCTTCTCGCTTTGAACCACTAGATAAGGTCTATGCTTTCCAACGTGGGGCAACTGAGGTTACTCAATTTATTGACTCCTTAATTAAGTTTGAGGTTTTAGCCCGTATTGGCTATCCAGTCCGTAACGTCACCGAAGGTTTTTTGCGTGTTGCAAATACTGCAGGCGCAATGGCTATTATGAGCCGCATTGGCGTAGGTACAAAGAATGTAATTAACAATCGTTTCAAAGGTGCAAAGCCTACCGAAATTATTGATTATCTAGATAGTGTTAAACTCAATACCAAGAAGTCTGAGTTGCTGGCATCTATTGATAATGTAGACGACCCAGCAATGATTGAGCGCCAGATTGCAGAGATTGACGCAATGCTTGATGGCAAGATTAAAATTAAAGACAAGTTCGGTCTTGGTTTGCGCCAAGTAAAGATTGGCGATGAGGTATTTACCTACGAAGATGCTTTTGGTGCTACACCTTCTCAGGCTAAATATATCCAAGATAAGTTCGTTTCTAATGCTGCGTCTCTTATGGATAACGCTTTTAGTGAGTCTAGCAAGAAACTACGCAACGCATTTGAGACAAATGGCGACTGGGTAGTTATTAAAGGTGACGATCCCAACTGGGCAGACTCCTATCTTCGTGTGGTTAATCGCCAGGTTCGTTCCTCTAAGTTTGCATCTATCCTTCTTGGTCCAGGTACCAGAGAAGAAGTAATGGATAAGGCTAAGATGTTCCTGCTTAAAGATCCAGAAGGCCGTAAGATTCTTAGAAACCTAGCCCTTGGTCGTAATGTAGATGAACTTGTTGAAGCCAATATGCAGAATATTGAGTCTTTATTCCCTGCATATATCTCACCAGCGTTGAAGAACATCGCATCTAAGCGTTCTTTGACTGCAGATGATGTGGCTAAGTATATTCCAGTAACCGGTCGCCCAGATGTAAACGCAGCCCAAGTCACTAATGCTATGGGACGCGGCGCCGCTATGCGCTTGTGGGGTAATCTTCTTGATAATTTCTATCGAGGTTTTGGTGAAATGCCAGAAACTTCTCTAGTCCGTAACTCTTTATTTGTGGATTTATACCGCAAGCGTATGGACGCGCTAGTTAAGAATGCGATTGACACTTATCCTGGCGATTCAATCCCACCTAATTATCTACGCAAACTAGAAAGCAATGCTCGCCAATGGGCTAGAGCAGAGATGCGTCGTACTCTTTACGATACATCAGAGCGCATAGAGGCAGCAACAACACTTCGTTATATTTTCCCGTTCTTTGGTGCTTTCGCAGATGTGGCTCAAAAGTGGGGACGTATTATCCTGAATGACCCATCAGTTATCCGCAAACTAGAGACTATCTATGATTCTCCAGATCGTAATGGTATGGTTGAGGAGCGCGATGGGATTACATACATCAATGTTCCTGGTGAATGGGCTAAGTGGTTACGCTTTGAAGAGCGCCCCTTCTCAATTCCTAAACCATCTCTAAACCTTATCTACCAGGGTAATGCTTGGTGGAATCCAGGTGCTGGATGGTTCGTACAGTATCCACTGTCTAAGTTACTTACCGAGTTTCCAGAAAAAGAAACCAACAGAATTGTTCGTGAAATATTGCCTTATGGAGCGCAAGATACCAGTATCACTAACTTCCTAGTCCAGAATGCAGCGTTCCGACGCGCTATGCAAGGATTCGACTCAAATAGCCAATTACGTTCTAACCTAACAGTTCTTATTATGGCAGAAGAAAGCCATAAGTATGCTACTGGTCAGCGCGATACCCCTCCTACGATTAAAGAAATAAACAATAAAGTTCTATGGACTATAGGGCTAGATGTGGTTTCTCGCGTAATGCTTCCGTTCGCTACTCAGACCAGAAGCCCATATCAATTCTGGCTTGACGAGTATCGTCGTATGCGTGAGGAAGATCCACTAAACGCGTCTGAGAACTTCTACAAGAAGTATGGTGACGATTATTATTACTTCACAACCAGCCTTTCTAAAAACTACACTGGTATTGCAGCAACAGTAGAGGCCGATAAGCGAGCCAAGAAACTATCTGACTTGATTGCATCAAATCCAGAATACGGTTGGTTCTTAGTCGGCGACGCTAACGCTGGTGAATTTTCGCCTACTGTATATCAAAAGCAACAAGATCAAACAGTTGCCCCTGGCTCTACTGTTAGATTTAGAGGTCGGCAGGATCCGTTTGAGGCTATCAAGGAAACTAATGCTGAACGTGGCTGGATTGAATACAACAAGGGTATGGACAGAATTGAGGCAGAGCGTATCAATCGTGGCCTCAAGAGCCTAGAGTCCAGAGGCGCTGAAGACTTAAAGCAAATGAAGGCTGACTTTATTGCCTATCTTGCCGAGAGAAACCCAGACTGGGATTCAGTTCGTGGTCAGATAGATACTCGTAAAGTTATGAACTTCCTTAAGTTTGCTGACAAGAGCGCTAAGGACCCACGTCTATCAGGCAGAAACGATATGAAAACTATGTCTGAGTATATCAAAGGACGTAATTACATAATGGATTTACTCGCCCAGCGCGAAAGTAAGAACATAGACAACGAAAACAATGCCGACCTCAAGGCTATGTGGGCAGAGTTTACGGGATTACTTATTGATAAAGATGTCACTTTCAATAGGATTTATACAAGAATCTTAGAGAATGACAAATTGTTAGAGAGGCTGTAATGGCAGGCGAAGCAGATGAATTCTTTGGTGGTAAAAGTGCCACCACTACTACTGACGGTTCTTTAGTAAACAAGGTTTATATTAAAACTGTCAATAGAAAAGAAGTTAGATCCGTTAGCCCTACTGGTGTTGAATACTTTACTCCTGCAAGAACTGAAGATAAAGTAGAAACTACTGCAGAAGCAAAGCGCCGCTACCTAACAGATCCAAAGTTGCAATCATCTTGGCTTGTTCTACTTAGGAAGAATGGATTTGAAACCGATCCTTTACAGGCTCGTGCTCTATGGGAGATATCCGTAGATGGTGCATCTGACTGGTATGCCACATCAGATGGTCAGCAGAAGATTACACCTCAACAATATCTAACTTGGTATTCCAGAGGAACTCAAAAGAAAAAGGGTCCAGCCCTACCTACTCGCCAGATTTATCAGGTTCCAGAAGAGCAGATTATGTCTGACATTGACACTGTTGCTCAAAAGGTTCTAGGTCGCACCATTAGCGATGTTGATAAAGCAGAAGAGTGGTACACCGATCTTGTCAAAGGTATCAATAAGATGTACCAAAAGGGTACCGTAACTACCGTCAAGGAAGTTGTAAACCCAAGAACTGGCAAGAAGGAAAAGCAGGTCGTTCAGACTCCAGGCTTTTCCAAAGAAGGTATCCAGGAAAGAATCGAAACTACCGTTCGCGGTGCTGCTCCAGTTGATGTAGAGCGCAAAGAACGAGTTGACTTTACCAAGTGGTTGTTTAGTCAGGGAGGGCAGGGCTAATGGTACGAGCAAGCGGTCCTCTTCTAGATGATGGTGGAGTAACACCAACTCCAGTTGCTGGCGACAACACTAAGGCTGATGCAAATGCTCAGTCTGCCCGTGACAAGTTTGGTATTGGCGAAGCGCTTCTTAACGATCCAAAGTATGGCGCTCAACTTCGTAGAGTCTTTGAACTATGGAAAGCCGGTAAGTTTACCGAGGCTCAGGATGAATACTTTAAGAGTGACTGGGCTAAGTTAGATGCCGACGTTCAAGACCGCTACCTACTAGCGCTTGAAAATGATGCTCTTTATAAAGAGCGTCTAACTAAGTTTACCGTAAACCTACGCAAACTACTTGCACCATACGGCATAAAGATTGACGATGCCAAGGTTAAGGATTACTACGATCGCGGTATCGATGAGGAAGTTATCCTTGATGAACTCATTAGTGGTGTTGGTGCTAAGGATGCTGCTGGTATTGCAGCCAATGCGCTAGATGACCTACGCACAACCGCTCGTAACAATGGCTTTAATCTAGATAGAGACTTCGGAAACCAAGTAGATGACTGGTTACGTCGCATCTCTCGTGGTGAAGATGTTGATGACTTCAAGCGTCTTATCCGTCAGCAGGCTAAGTTAGGCTTACCTGAGAAGGTAGGAGCGTTGCTTGATGAAGGGCTAGACCTATCAAACGTCTTTTCTCCATACCGCAACACTATGGCTGCGTTACTTGAGGTAACTCCAGATTCAATCAATCTTGATGACCCGCTACTTCGTAGCGCTTATGGACCAGACAAGGAAACATCTATCTATGATTTCAAGCGAGCAGTCCGTAAGGATCCTCGCTGGCAGTACACCGATAACGCTCGTGAAGAAGTTTCTAATGTTGCACTACAAGTCCTTCGTGACTTTGGATTCCAGGGGTAATAATGGTTGACGAGAGAGATAGATTACGTAGACTTCGCCAATTAGAGGCGACAACTGCCCCTAAGTCTTCCACGATTAACGACCCATATTACATCCGTGACCCCAAGACCGGTCTTAGCCCTGCTCAAGTAGATGCACAAAAGGCAGTGCAAGAAGCACAAGCAACTAATGAAGCGCTAGGAATTGCAAGCAAAGTAGTTTCTAAGCCTGGTAGTGCTGGAAGTATCTCAACTCCCCCAGGAGCACCAAGGGCTGGCTATGAATGGTACGCATTTAATCTACCTGGTGGTGGATTTGAATGGCGTGAAAGACCAACAAGGGAAACTCTAATCAAGTCCTTCGGCGGAGGCGGCGGAGGAGGAGGCGGTGGAGGCGGAGGTGGAGGTAAAACTCTAGTTTCCACTTACACTGATGAAACTACTGGCGATGTAATTGGTGTCTATTCAGATGGCACAACGGCTATTATTTCTAAAGGAAACAAAGCAGCCGCAGATGCGCTTGCCGCACAACAGGCAGCACAGGCTGCAGCGGAAGAAAAGCGTCGTCAGGGGCAATCTGCCTACTCGTTACTATTCTCAGAGTTTGAGCGGTATGGTCTAGGCGCATTAGTAGAACCACTAAAAGGATTTATTACCGAAGGTCTATCTCCAGCAGAGTTTACACTTCGCTTGCGAGAGACTGATGCCTACAAGAAGCGCTTCGCTGCTAACACACAGCGCATCAACAAGGGCCTTCGCGCTTTATCAGAAGCAGAATACATTGGACTAGAAGACCAATACCAGAACATTATGCGTAACTATGGTCTACCTGCTTCCTATTATGCTCGCGGTGAAATGGGAGCACAACAAGGATTTGAGAAGTTTATCGGTAACGATGTATCTGCAGCAGAGTTGGAAGATCGTATCCAGACTGCACAGAATCGCGTTCTTAATGCAGCCCCAGAAGTATCAAAGGCGCTACGTGAGTTCTATCCAGACATCACCAATGGTGACATCTTGGCTTACACCCTTGATCCAGATAAGGCTCTTACCGACATTCGTCGTCGCGTAACTGCTGCTGAAATTGGAGCAGGTGCAATGCAGGCAGGACTACGTACTGGCCTTGCTAGAGCAGAAGAACTTGGTCGGTTTGGAATTACTGGCGAGCAGGCTCGTCAAGGATTTAGCACCATCGCTGAGGTTCTACCTGGCGCAACTAAACTTGGAGAGATTTACGCAAAGCAGGGAATGGGTCCATTCACCCAAGAGACTGCAGAACAAGAAGTCTTTGGCATTACTGGCGCTGCTGAAGCAAGAACAAAGCGCCGTAAACTTGCCGAACTTGAAACCGCACAGTTCTCCGGTACATCCGGAGCCGCTGGTGGCGCACTAGCCCGCGAACGCGCAGGGCAATTCTAGGCCTGCTGACAGATACGCTGGCACTGTCAGAGAGAAAGTAAGTCCAGAAGTAGGAGCCGTATTGATTCCCCCGATCAATGCGAGGCCTGCGAAACCAACTAACTAAGGGAGAAGGACCTATGTCCAACTATGACTACGAAGACGACGACTTTGATACTCCATCAAATGATGGCGGAGATCTCGTCAAGCAGTTGCGTAAAACCGCAAAGCAAAAGGATAAAGAACTAGCCGAACTAAAGGCTCAGTATGAATCCCTCGCAAAAGCGAATAGAGAACGAGCAATCAAAGACGCCCTCGCTAGTCGCGGGGTAAACAGCAAGATTGCTGCATTTATCCCACAGGATATAGACCCAACTGAGGAGTCTGTATCAAAATGGCTGGAAAACTATGCCGATGTATTCGGTGTACAAGGCCAGTCGAACCAGGCAACACCTAATGTAGATCCTAAGCAGGCTGCTGCTTATCAACGGATGACCAATGCTGTAGAACAGGGAGCAACTCCTGAGTTCCAAGCAGAGATTCATCGCAAGT